TAGCTAGTGATAATGATGAAGAAGTAACAGTTAATAGTTTAACTAACTACTTAATACAAGTATTTATAGATAATAAGTGGTTATTACCATATTTAAATAAGAAACTACTTGACAAGTAGGCTATATGACTGTATAATAGAAACTAAGATATTTTTATATATTATATATAATGGGGATTTATGGACGAAGATAACAAAAGTATTCAAGACAAGTCAATAGAAGAAATAGCTAGAGAACAGGAAGCAACTAAGCTTTCTGCTTATATCTATAATAAATTCTTTGACTGTGAAACTTCTCGTAGAAGCGATGAGGAAAGATGGCTAGAAGCTTATCATAATTATCGGGGTAAGTACTACAAAGATGTTAAGTTTAGAGACCATGAAAAGTCTAGAGTATTCGTAAAAGTTACTAAAACTAAAGTATTAGCAGCATATGGACAGATAACTGATGTTCTATTTTCTGCCAACAAGTTTCCCATCTCTGTACAAGAGACCAGAATACCAGAAGGCATAGCAACATTTGCTCACCTTAATCCCCTAAAAGAGCAATTAGGTGACGGTCTTCAGCAACCAGCTCCAAATATGGAAGCTGATGCTAATAGCGAGACTCCTGCCCCCACACCTGATATTGCTCCACTGGGCTTTGAAGGAGATGGGAATACCCTGGAACCTGGAAGTACTTTCCAAGATGTAGAGGATAAATTTTTATCTTCTCTTTCAAAAGAATATGAAGGTGCTGAATTAGAAGAAGGACCAGCTCCTCTTCCTGAAATGCCACAGATTAAACCTGCACAAATAGCAGCTCGTCGCATGGAAAGATTAATGCACGATGAGATAGAAGAATCACATGGTGGTACAGAACTAAGAAATTCAATATTTGAATCAGTACTATTAGGTACTGGAATTATAAAAGGACCCTTTACTTTTAATAAGACTCTTCATTCTTATGATAGAGATGAAGATGGTAAAAGAACTTATAGTCCTTCAACAGTTAAAGTTCCTAAACTTGAGTATGTAAGTTTATGGGATTTTTATCCTGACCCTAATGCAAGAGATATCGAAGAGTGTGAGTTTACAATTCAACGACATAAATTTAATAGAAATCAATTAAGGAATTTATTAAACCGACCCTTCTTTAATAAAAAGGCTATTCTTGAAACTTTACAAGATGGTCCTAACTACCAAGAGAGAAGCTATGAATCAAGTTTAGATTCAGGTGAGAGTAATGTAAATAATAATAATGCTTCTCGTTTTGAAGTATTAGAATACTGGGGTATTGTTGATAAGACTACTCTTGAAGAGTCTGGTATGATTATTCCAGATGAGTTTACAGAAGAAGATGAATTACAAATTAATGCTTGGGTAACAAACAATAGAGTGTTACGAATGGTTGTTAATCCATTTAAACCTTATCGTATTCCTTACCATGCATTTCCGTATGAAAAGAATCCTTATAATTTCTTTGGTATCGGTGTTCCAGAAAACATGGCAGATGCTCAAGCAATTATGAATGGACATGCAAGAATGGCAATTGACAATCTTGCATTATCAGGTTCACTAGTATTTGATATTGACGAATCAGCTCTTGTAGCTGGACAATCAATGGATGTGTATCCTGGAAAAATATTTAGAAGACAAGCAGGTATGCCTGGACAAGCCATACATGGACTTAAGTTTCCTAACACATCTACTGAGAACATGATGATGTTTGATAAGTTTAGACAACTTGCTGATGAGTCAACAGGAATTCCGTCGTATTCACACGGACAAACTGGAGTGCAGAGTATGACAAGAACTGCATCTGGTATGTCTATGTTGTTGAGTGCAGCGAACTTAAACGTAAAAACTGTTATTAAAAACATTGATGACTACTTACTAAGACCTCTTGGTGAAAGTTTCTTTCAATGGAACATGCAGTTTTATGAGGGCGAACTAAACATTGAAGGTGATTTAGAGATTAAAGCAACAGGTACTTCAAGCTTGATGCAAAAAGAAGTAAGGTCTCAAAGACTAACAATGTTCTTACAAACAGTACAGAATCCTGCAATTGCACCATTTGTTAAGATATCTGAAATTATAAAAGAACTAGCTTATAGCTTAGACCTAGACCCAGACGAAGTTATTAACGACCCTGCGGCAGCTGAGATATACGCTAAAATTATAGGATTACAGAACAATGCTCAGCAACAAGGAAACTCAGACTCTACATCAACTAACGGCGAGCCCCCAATGGGCGGTCCTCAAGGATTACCTCCTGAAGCTTCAGGCACTGACAGTCAAGGAACTGGCAATGGCACAATCGGAACAGGCAATGTTTCGCAGCCAGGGGAAATGGAATTTACTGGAACAGCTAATACACCTTCAGGAATCAACTAGAAATAATACTAACAACTAACAAAGGGAAAATTAAAATGACAGCCGATACTAAAGGAATAGATAAAAGATTAATACAAGTAACATCTATATATGACTTAGATAATAAATTATTAGGTTATAAGGATAGTTATAGTGGTAGTGATAAAATTATACCAATAAGCTTAAATAAAGGCGGTTCTGTTACTAAAGATAAAAAGGGAATTAAGAAGTAATGCTTGGCAAGCCTCCTAAAAAACAAAAAGTAAAAGGTTTTAGTATGGGTGGTTCTGTTATGCCAGAAAATACTGAAAGACCTGGACAATTATTTGCTGACCAGATGACTACCTATGGTATACATAATTTATTAAAAGCAAATAAAAAACACACACGAAAAGGTTAACTAATGGGTAATCCTATTAAAGTAAGTGGTAGTTATTCAGGTAAAGGAACTAACTATACTAAAGCTACTTTAGGTAATAATAAAAATAATATTAGTTTAGACACAAACAAATTTATAGGAGCTAATTTTAATAAAAATAATTTTAGTTTAAGTGCTGGTTACAATCTTGAAACAAACAATCGTGGAGCACAAGTTAAATTTAGTTTTAATAAAGGTGGCTTAGCAAAGAAAAAAGGTAAAAAATAAAATGGCAACACCAGGATACGCAGCTCTCTATAGAGTACCAGGAGCACAACAAAGTTCAGTAATGGATTCTGCTCCAGAAGAAAATATAGGAGAAGATAAAGCTCCGACTATGGGTTTACAAACTCCAGGTGTACCTGATGAAGTAAGAAGTAATGGTCAACCTCAAATGATGTTTGACCCTTCTAGAGCTAGATATGCTTATGGTGGCATGGCTCAAGGACAAGAAAAGATTTTAGATGATGTAGGTTATCGTGCCTACGAAGATGGTGGTATGGTTATTCCAGAATTACAAGGTGAAGGCATGCCTATTGATTTAATGGAAGACGAACCTATGATGATGATGGAAGAAGAAGACATGACTATGGAAGAAGACATGGCAAATTCAATGGACAGAGAAGAAGCAGAAGAGTTAACTGTCGGTATTGATACTGCTAATCTAACATCACAAGATGAAGAAATATTAGAAGAAGCTATTAGTATGCACCCAGAATTATTAGATATAATTCCTAAGATGATACTAGCAACAAATGAATTTACTGGTGAAGGCGAAGTCGAAGGACCAGGAACAGAAACATCAGACTCAATCCCTGCAAGATTATCAGACGGAGAGTTTGTCTTTACAGCTAAATCAGTTAAACATTTAGGTGTAGATAAACTTCGTAAGATGATGTCAAAAGCAGAGAATGATTACGATAAAGATATGAATGTCCAAGATGAACAACAAATGGAATCAGTAGATGACATTGTTCCTGCGGACGTCATGAGTGCTGCTCGTGGTGGTTTATTAAAAAACCCCTACAAGTAGAACTTTATAAATAAAGCTACCCTGTTAATCACTGAGGCACTTTATTTTCGGCTACTCTTGCAATCCCGCAAGACCCCACAATAACAAACGAAAGGTGATTAAAAATGACAGATAGTAATGAGAACCCTCTTTTGAAAAAAAGAACTACTTCTCAGAAGAACGAAACACAAGAAGCTAATCCATATAATCAAAGAAAAGATTATCTTGACTATGATGCTATGGAAGACGCAGCGAATAAACCATACGAAGGTGCAAATGATTCAATGGGTTATAAAAAATCCAATCCTAATGTAGTTGTGGATACAATGATAGACACAATAGAAGCTACTCAGGAAGAACAAGACACACCTCAAGAAAATCAACCTTATAAAAAAGTTGACTATAAAAAAAGGTATGACGATTTAAAAAAACATTACGATACTAAAGTAAATACTTTTAAACAAAAAGAAGAAGAACTACACGCACAGTTAAGAGCTAATCGACCAAAGTATAAAGCTCCTAAAAGTGCAGAAGAACTTCAAGAGTTTAGAAAAAATTATCCAGATGTATATGATGTTGTTGAATCAGTAGCTCATACCCAAACTTCTAAAGAACTTGAAGATTTAAAAGAAGAATTAAAAATTCTTCGTAATAAAAATCTAGAGATTTCTTCTAAAGAAGCAGAGTTAACTTTGGAAAAGTATCACCCAGATTTCTCAGAGATTAGAGAATCCGATGAGTTTCATCAATGGGCTGATAAACAACCAGAAGAAATAAAAGGTTGGATTTACAGTAATGGTTCAAACGCTACGCTAGCTGCTCGTGCTATCGACCTTTTCAAACAGGACGTCGGCAAGTTGAAATCTACTAACAAACAAGAGCTATCAGGCGATTTAGTATCTTCTTCAGAAATGATAAAGGTAAAAAATAGTAAAGAGATAGGTTATGGGAGTAAGAAGATGTATACTCGTTCACAAATTGCGGCTATGTCTCAAAGTGAATTTGATAAGAATGAACAAGCTATTACAGAAGCTATGTCTGAAGGACGTGTCATTAATGATATGGACAGAGGTTATGGTGGTAGTGGCAATCCTAACTATTAAATTTATTAAAGATTAGTTGCTTACTTAAACAACAACCAACAAGGAGGAAGTAATGGGTACATTACAAAATGCGGGTAACGCAAACGCTTCCAACTTTAACGTTGGCACTTCAGGTCAAACCAATGAATTTTGGGTTCCTGAAATTTTCTCGAAAAAGATTCAAAACTATTTCAGAAAAGCTAGTGTTATTGAAGCGATTACGAATACCGACTACGCAGGTGAAATTAGTACTTACGGTGATACCGTTAAGATTATTAAAGAACCTACTGTAACTGTTGCGGCTTATACAAGAGCTGCAGCAACTACAAAACAATACCTTACTGATGCCGAAGCGACACTTGTTATTGATAAAGCAAACTCATTTAAGTTTATTATCGATGACATTGAGGAAAAAATGTCTCATGTCAATTTCGCATCTGTAGGAGCAAGCTCAGCGGCTTACACACTAAAAGACACAATGGACAGCGAAGTAATTGCTGCTATGTTCGCTGGAGTTTCAACAAGTGCACCAGACCATCAAATTGGTACTGATAGTGCAACTGCTGATTCTACAATGACACATGCAACAAACTCTGTTGACTTGGGCTATGGTACTGGAGAAATTACTCCATTAACATTAATGTCTAGAATGGCGAGAACATTGGATGATTCCAATATTCCAGAAGAAGGACGTTGGTTCTTAGCAGACCCTAGATTCTACGAAGAACTAGCTGCTGAAGATTCTAAACTTATGTCTTCTGACTTCAACCAAGGTGATGGTGGTGTGCGTAACGGTTTAGTAGCATCAGGAATGATTAGAGGATTTAAAATGTATAAATCTAATAACATTGCTGCTGTATCTAACTGTACTGGTAAAGCTTTATGTGGACACATAAGCTCTACTGCTACTGCACAATCTATCCTTAACATTGAAACTCTTAGAGACCATGACACTTTTGGTGACATCATAAGAGGACTTCATGTTTATGGAAGAAGTGTTCTTAGAGATGACGCTATTATAAGTGCATTCTATAAGATTGACTAAGCAATAAATTAGAAGGGGCGATTAAGTTCGCCCTTTCTTTTTAAAGAAAATTAAATATGGCCGCTCCCTTTAGAACATACCTTGACTTAACTAATACTGTTATTAGAGAACTCAATGAAGTAGAATTAACAGCAGGAACTTTTACATCTGCAGTAGGTCTACAAAAATATATTAAAGATGCTATTAACAGAGCATATTTTGATATTTGTACTGCAGAAGATAAGTGGAGTTTTTTAAGTGCAGGTGACCCATCTAACAATTACTATGGTAACACTAGTATTGAGACAGCTGCTGGAACTAGATGGTATGATTTAAGAAGTTCTCAAACAATTGTAAACGAATATAGTTTTATTGATTGGGATAATATAGTTGTCACAGAAGAAGGAGTATCTGGTAAGACAGCTCCATTTGAGATTAATAGACTACAGCCAATGTCTATAAACAGTTGGCAAGGAACTTACGGTATTGAAGAAGCTAGAGATAAAAGTGATACACAATCATACGGTATACCGAAAAGAGTTATAAGAATTCCAGAAAATAATAAACTTGGGTTATCCCCAATACCTGACGGTGTATATAAAATTTATTTTTATGCATATAGTCAACCAACAGAATTATCAGCACATGGAGATACAGTTGTTTTTCCTAAACAATACACACCTGTTTTATTAGCAAGAACTAGGTACTATGTACATCAATTTAAAGACAATATGTCGCAAGCACAATTAGCCGATGTGGAATATAATAAAGGTATACGAAGTATGAGAGAACAACTCATCGAGCCTTTCCCTGATACTATGAGTGATAGACGTAGCATTTATGTTTAAGAAAGATTTTTTGAAGTATGGCAGAACAAGGAATATCAATAAACTGTGAAGGTGGTTTAGATTTAGTATCTAGCACTTCTTTACTTTTTAGAACTCCAGGTGTAGCACAAAGACTTAACAACTTTGAATCGTCTATACATGGAGGTTATCGAAGAGTTAATGGCTATACTAAGTTTGGAAGTAATCAACCTACAGGTTCTGCTACTCAGCTAGAAGGTTTATTTAGATACGCTAAAGGAGTAGTAACTTGTGCAGGAAGTAATATTTATTATAGTCCAGATGGAAACACTTGGACACAAATAAATAAAAATACTTACCAAGCTCAAACAGGAACAGTTACAGTAAGTGCAGGTAGTGCTACAGTAAGTGCACATGGTGGTTCAACTTTATTCACAAATGAATTTGAAAATGGTGATGATATAAAAATTAATGGTGAAGCATTTTTAGTTTTAAGTGTTACTAATGATAGTACATTAACAGTTGATGGAAATTTTGCTGCATCAGTAAGTAATACAGCAGTATATAAAAATGGAGCTACGGCTTCTCAATTAAATAGTGGAAGTTCTATATCAAGAGGTTCCCAAAGTTTATGTGAGTTTTCTTTTTATGAAGGCAACAAACAATATGGTAAACTTTATGTAGCAGATGGTATAAATAAAATTGGAGAGATAGTAATAGAAATTACAAGCTCAGGAGTATATACTTATTCTTTTAAAGAAGTAGAAAGAGCAGCTCCTATAAATCCAAACTTAATAACTATCTTTTCTGAAAGATTAATAACTGCAGGACAGTCAAGTAATCCACAACAAATAGCTTATAGTACTAGATTATCTCCAGATAACTTTACAGGTAGTTCAGCAGGTACAGTAGATGTTGGTGACCAAATAGTAGGTATAAAATCTTTTCGTAATAAACTTATTATATTTTGTAAGAATAGTATTTATCAATTATCTGGACTTGATGGTACACCAGTTTTATCTTCAGTAACTAAAAACATTGGTTGTGTAAGTGGTAAAACAATTCAAGAAATAGGTGGAGATTTAATCTTCCTTTCTCCAGATGGATTAAGAACTATAGCAGGTACTGCTCGTATTGATGATATCGAATTAGGTTCTATCAGTAGAAAAGTATTACCTATCTTTAGAGATAATATTTTTCCTAACTTATCGACTATTACTTTTTCTAGTATGGTTATAAGAGAAAAAAGTCAGTACAGATTATTTTATTATAAAAATGGAACTGTTGATTTACAACAAAAAGGATTACTAGGAACTTTTAAAATATCTTCACAAGGAGTTCCTTTATACGAATGGAGTGAATGTACAGGCATAGGTGCTCGTATGACTCACTCAGGATTTGATGAAAACAAT